CGGGCCGTCGCTTTGCGACGATCACCGACATGAAGGTCGGCGACGGCAATCAGCAGGCCGCAGTGGGGACGACTATCGCGTTGATGGAGCAGGGCTCCCGCGTGATGAGTGCGGTCCACAAGCGTCTTCATTATGCGATGAAGATGGAGTTCAAACTTCTTGCACGAGTAATGGGAGAGAGCCTACCCCCAGTTTATCCATATGCTATTGAGGGTGTAGACAGCGCCGTCAAAGCAAAAGATTTTGACAGCCGAGTTGACGTAATTCCGGTATCGAATCCGAATGTATTTTCGCAGGCCCAGCGCATTGCTCTGGCGCAGACGAAGATGCAGTTGGCCGCACAGGCACCGCAGTTGCACAACATGTACGAGGTTTATCGTGACATGTATGAGGCGCTGGGTGTCCGCGACATCGACAAGTACCTGAAGAACGAGCAGGCCGTGAAGCCTGTACCGAAAGACCCGGCTCAAGAGAACATGGATGCGCTTGATGGGGTACGACTTATGGCTTTCCCAATGCAAAGCCATCAGGCGCACATCATGGCGCACTTGGTCTTTGCCGGGTCACCTCTTGTCGCGACCAACCCGGCTATCGCGTCGTCCTTGCAAAAGCATGTCATGCAGCACGTGCAAATTCAGGCACGAGAGCAAGCCATGCAGCAGCTTGGTCTGACAGGTCAGGAACAGCAGTTGCCGCCGCAGGCTCAAGTTCAGCTTGACGCATTGGCCGCGCAGTTTATGGCGCAGGGTATGCAGCAAGTTCAGGAGATGGGACGTCAGCTTTCTGGTGCAGGCAAGCAGGATCCGGTGGTCTCGCTCAAGCAGCAAGAGCTTCAGCTTGACGCGGTCCGCGAACAGAACGACAAGATGATGGAAGAGCGGGAGCTTAACCTGAAAGAGGCTCAGATGATGGATAAGTCTCGTCAGTTTGACGAGCGCATCCAGAGCCAAGAGGAGCAAACCGCGGCACGTATTGCAGCCGCGCGGGAGCGTGAAATGCTGAAAATGAGGAGCGTAGAATGAGCGCCGTAAAAATTGTAACAAACACCCCGAAGAATGCTCCGAAGCCGGAGCAGACCGGCGGCATCAAGGAAGTAAAGGTTCCGACCGGCATGGGTATTTCGACAGCGCGCGGCATGGGTGCAGCCAAACGAGGCGGCAAATACCACGCCTGCAAATAATCTAAGGCGAAGGGTTTGGAAAAATTATGGACCCTATTTCCGCAATGGCGACTGCTTCGGCGGCTTTTAGCGCGCTGAAAAAAGGTTTTGCTATCGGCAGAGACATTGAGTCTATGGCCGGCGACCTTTCGAGGTGGATGGGAGCTCTTTCTGACTTAGATCAGATGGAGAAAGAGGCCAAAAACCCTCCTATTTTTAAAAAGCTGTTTGCGGGTCAGTCGATTGAGCAAGAAGCCATTACGGCCTTTGCCAACAAACAAAAAGCCGAACAGCAGCGATACGAGCTCCAGCAGTGGATAAGTCTTACTTTGGGTAAATCCAAGTGGGACGAGCTTGTTCGCATGGAAGGCCAAATAAGAAAAAGACGCAAAGAAACGTTGTATCTTCAACGTGAACGCCGCCGTAAATTCGTCGAGATAGTGGCATGGATTCTGTTTGTTGGGGCCGGCATAGCGGTTTTGACAACCTTTGTCATGCTCCTGAAAGTGCACATGGCGCAAGCCGCGGACCAAATGACGATTTGCCGTAAGGTGAAGTGCGAAAAATTAGAAGACAAAAAATTAGTGTGTATTTACAAGGGTCAAAACAACACTATTGAGTCACAGTTTTTTAGTCTGTCGGAGTTTATACCGAACGAGTATTTGTGTGATTACGATCCCAAAGCTCGCAAGGAAGTAACCATACAAGAAACTTTGAAAGCCATAAGGGAAAGTCAGTGATGGCGGACAATCTTTTTGAGAAAGTTCTCGAATACAAGCTCATGCCGCGGTTTATGATGCTGGTTATGACAGTTATGTACATCCGCGTCTTGGAATGGGGGATGTCACTACCCGATCTTTCAACCCAACAAAGTGCAATGATTTCAATATGTTCTGGTGCAATGACCGGGGCGTTCGCCGTTTGGCTGGGTTCTGAAGGCAAGGGGTGACGGTGGATGAATGATCCATGCGTTTCTCCTGTTCGTGTATGTTGGCATAGGTGAGGATAAGCGCCTTACCAGCAATGATATGTATTTTCGCAGTGTCGATGACTGCGTGTATTTTGCACAACGGTTGCACAAACAAGGCCAGAACATCACTGCTTACTGTCTGCCGAAGCTGGTAGACGAGAAACTGAAGCTCTATTGATAGGGGATTTATCGTGTTTCAGGCACTAATCGGACCACTCACTTCGCTCGCGGGCACTTTTCTTGAGAAAAAAGTGACAGAGCAAAAGGCAAAAGCCACTTTGGCTCAAACTGAGGCCGAGGCAAAAGCTGAAATTATGAAGACCGCGGCTACGCACGACTCCAAATGGGAGTTGATCATGGCGGAGTCCACGAAAACCAGCATCAAAGATGAGATCGTAACCGTGATTGTGCTGATCCCGGTGGTGTTGGTTTTTATTCCGGGCATGGAAGAAGTGGTCAAAAACGGCTTTGAACGCCTTAACGAGCTCCCGGAGTGGTATACGTACTTACTTTTCCTGACATGTAGTGCCGCACTAGGCATTCGCGGGCTGGACAAGTTTATGAAAAAATAGTAGTTATCTCACATGAATGAGATAACTCTCGCACAATTCATCCTTGACCTTGTTCGTAAGAAGAAGGATCAGGTCACCGAGCTTGTCATGGCCGGCGGCGTCAAGGACATGGAGCATTACGGACGGTTGATGGGCAACATTGACGGTCTGGAATACATCGAACAGGAACTCAAGAGCCTGCTAGAAAAACAGGAGCAAATGCATGACTGAGGCTGTTAAGCCGCAAGAGTCTGAAAAGACTCAAGAAGTTCCGTGGGTACATCCAGAAGAGCGTGTCTTGGACCCCACTCTCATAGAAAAGTCTCTAGTAGACAGGATGCCGCAACCGACTGGTTGGCGTGTGCTGGTTCTCCCGTACAAGGGAAAAGCAAAGACCGCCGGCGGCATTTATCTTCCCGATCAAGCTGTTCAGCAGAACGAAATATCCACGCAAGTGGGTTATGTCCTCAAAATCGGGCCTCTCGCATACAAAGACGAAGTGAAGTTCCCATCCGGCTTTTGGTGTAAGGAAGGCGATTGGGTGATTTTTGCGCGTTATGCGGGCTCAAGGTTCAAGATTGAGGGCGGAGAAGTCAGGATCCTCAACGATGACGAGGTGCTGGCTACCATTCTTGATCCTGAAGACATCCTGCACAACTGAGAGGCATCATGGAAAATTTGATTGAAGAAAAAGAACCGGAACAGGTTGAAACTGCGCCTGATCCGGAGCCGCGGGAAGAGCCCGTTGAGATTGAGGTCTCTGGGGAAGAGGCGTCCGAAGATGGCGTAGAAACCTCTGAGGAACCTTCCCAACAACAGAAACAGGTCTCTGAGTCCCAGAAACGCATTGATCGCCTGACAAAACTCCGCCGGGAAGCCGAGCGGCGTGAAAAAGACGCGATTGCATATGCGGAAGCCGTCAAGAAAGAGTCTGACGAACTGCGGACTAAGATGCGTAATCTTGATCAGGGTTACGTGCAGGAGTATTCCGGTCGCGTAGAGTCCGAGCTTGAGGCGGCTAAAACCGCGCTTCGGCAGGCCATGTCCATTGGCGACACAGATGCCGCTGTAGAGGCGCAGGAGCGCCTTGCACAGCTTAGTGTCGCAAAAGAGCGGGCTAGGCAGGCGCAAGCGCAGATGGAGCGTCAGCGGGCCGCAGAGCCCCAGCAAGAGGCCCCCGCTCCCGCGGAGCAACAATACCAACGATCTGAACCACAACGACCTGACCCCCGCGCAGAAGAGTGGGCGGAACAGAATGATTGGTTCGGAAAAGACGAGGCGATGACGTATGCGGCATTCGGCATACACAAGCGTCTTGTGGAATCAGAAGGGTTTGACCCAAACTCTGAAGATTACTATACTGAGCTTGATCGGCGGATTGCGGACGAGTTCCCGCATAAAGTCGGCAAATCCGGTCAGCAGAGCGCCCGGCCCGTTCAGACGGTTGCTTCTGCTTCTAGAACCGCTAAAAATTCTGGACGCCGCAAGGTCAAATTGACCTCTTCTCAAGTTGCTATCGCCAAGAAACTTGGTGTGCCTCTTGAGGAATATGCTAAGTACGTTAAGGAGTAAGATCTGTGTCTGATATTGAAATCACCAAGTCTTCGGGCATTGATCGTAGTTCTCGTGCTAGCAAGACAAGGGAGAAAGAAACGAGGCGCAAGCCTTGGGCTCCCCCGTCTATGCTAGACGCACCGCCTGCGCCCGACGGGTTCAAGCATCGTTGGATTAGAGCCGAGGTTCGTGGATTTGATGACCAGAAAAACATTTCTGGGCGTCTACGCGAAGGTTACGAACTGGTTCGCCAAGATGAGTTCCCAGATTTCGAGGCCCCCGTTATTGAATCAGGTAAATATGCTGGTGTGTTTGGAGTTGGCGGATTGATTCTCGCTCGTATCCCATTGGAGACCGTTGAGGAACGGACAGCCTACTTTGAAGGTAGGACGAAGGACCAGATGGACGCCGTGGACCACGATATGATGCGCGAGAATGCACATTCGACAATGACGATCAGTAACCCTGAACGTCAATCCCGTGTAACCTTTGGCGGCACTAGAAAGAACTAGGTCGCCTAGTTAAGGAGCAGAAGAGATGGCAAACCTTCTCACTGGTGGCTATGGTCTTCGTCCGATTGGGATTACGGGTAGCGGTCCAAACTCGACTGGGGTAACTCAGTACGAAATCGCATCCAACTATACCACCGCGATTTACCAAGGTGGTATCGTGATCCCTCTCGCCGGCGGCACCATCGCCATTTCTGACCAAGCAGTTGCACCGCTTGGTGTATTTAACGGCTGTGAGTACGTTGACTCGACTTCCGGTAAGGTGGTCTTCAGCAACTACTGGCCGGGTTCAAACAACGCAAACGTTGACACCAACCATCCGGTGAAGGCTTTTGTGTATGACAACCCGATGCAGCTTTTCACTGTTGTTGCTGATGGCACCAACACTGATCGTGCAACGGCGCTCGCCGACATCTTCTCCAACGCCACCATGGCGTCGGTGAACAACGGCAGCACCAACACTGGTCGTTCGACTGATATGCTTGATATCAGCACCGCGGCTACCACGAACACTCTGGATGTTCGTATCGTCGGTCTCTACGAAGACGACGCTAATGCTGATTACTCCGCTGTGGGTCACCAGTATATCGTCCGCCTTCTGGGCCACTTCAACACCGGTATGTCTGCTGCGGTTGGTACTGTAGCGACCACTGGCATTTAAGGAGGGCTTGTAAATGGCTATTTCTCGCGCACAACTGGCGAAAGAGCTTGAGCCCGGCTTGAATGCTCTTTTCGGACTGGAATACACTCGCTACGAAAACGAACACGCTGAAATCTTCGATGAGGAGTCCTCGGACCGTGCATTTGAAGAGGAAGTGATGCTCGGTGGCTTTGGAACTGCCCCGGTTAAGTCGGAAGGTGGGACCATTAGCTTTGATGACGCGCAGGAGACTTACACTGCACGTTATACCCACGAGACAATCGCTCTGGCATTCTCGATTTCCGAGGAAGCTATCGAAGACAATCTTTATGATCGTCTGGCCTCGCGGTATACCAAGGCTCTGGCTCGCTCCATGGCGCAGACCAAGCAGATCAAAGCCGCAGCGATCCTCAACAACGCGTTCAACACTGGCGCAGACGCCATTGGTGACGGCGCAGCACTTTGCTCGTCCTCGCACCCGTCGCTGTCTGGTAACCAGCGTAACCTGCTTTCGACCGCAGCAGACCTCAACGAGACCTCGCTTGAGCAGATGCTGATCGACATCGCAGGCTTTACGGATGAGCGTGGTCTGAAGGTTGCTGTCCGCGGCATGAAGCTCATCATCCCGAAAGAGCTTCAGTTTGTTGCAGAGCGTGTGATCAACTCGAACCTGCGTTCTGGTACGGCTGACAATGATGCCAACGCCATCCGCAACATGGGTATGCTTCCGGAAGGTGCAGTGGTTAACCACTTCCTGACCGATACGGACGCATTCTTCATCAAGACGGATGCCCCGAACGGCTTCAAGATGTTCAACCGTTCCCCGATCAAGACCGCCATGGAAGGCGATTTTGATACCGGCAACATGCGCTTCAAGGCCCGCGAGCGTTATTCGTTCGGCGTGTCTGACTGGCGCTGCGTGTTCGGCACTCCGGGCGCATAAATCGACTGATAACTTTAGAAAGGGCGGCAGTTGCCGCCCTTTCTTTTTTGCGGTATCTTTGTTTATTCCTGACAGCGCAAGCTGACAAACCCAGACAGGAGATAGACATGGGTCAAACTACTTTTTCGGGTCCGGTAAGATCCGAGCGCGGCTTTACTGCCGTTGGTTCTAATGCGGTTGTTAACATCACCGCGGAAACCACCCTCACCTACGCAGACCATGTTGGTCGTATCATTGAAATCAATGATGCAGATGGTGCGGTAACTCTTCCCACCATCACCTCCGACACTATTGGCGCGAAGTACACCTTCTTCGTGGGCACCGATTGTACGGATTGTGACATCAAGACGGACGGTACAGACAAGTTCCTTGGTTCGCTGGCAGTCGCCGGCACTACCACTAAGGCGTTTGCTCCGGCGGCATCTAACGATGTCATTTCGATGAACGGCGGCACCACTGGTGGCGACGCCGGCTCTTACGTTGAGATCACCGCGCTTGCCACTGCTGAGTATCTTGTACAGGGCACCCTTGTTGGTGCGGGCACCGTAGCTACTCCGTTCGCTGATAGCTAATAGGAGTGAAACATGGCCGGATCTGACGTAAAGGCGAAGCGTATTACGGCCACCGGCTCTGTCGGTGTCGGTCCTGCGCGTATCCGTCAGATACAGTTGAAGACCGCTTCTGGCACACCGCGTCTTACCATCTCAGATGGGAATGGTGGCGCTACTGTTCTGGATTTGGATTTCAACGCATCTGACACGCACTCAGTGAACATTCCCGCGGAAGGAATCAAAGTCAGCGATATCTATGTCGCTACTCTGACAAACATCACTGCGGTTACGTTCTTTTTTAACTAGGTGACCTATGGCTTCGCGTGACGACAAAATGCCGAAGCGAAACAAAAAGAATTTCCGCCCCACAAAAGCTGGGGCGGGAATGACTAAAGCCGGCGTGGCTGCGTATCGTCGTGCAAACCCCGGTTCTAAGTTAAAGACTGCGGTAACTGGTAAAGTCAAAAAAGGCTCGAAAGACGCAAAGCGTCGTAAGTCTTTCTGCGCTCGTTCCGCCGGTCAAATGAAGAAGTTCCCGAAAGCGGCTAAAAACCCCAATAGCCGCCTTCGTCAAGCGCGGAGACGTTGGAAATGTTGACGTGGGACAAAATAGCTCCGGCGCTTATTTTAGCTGGCATTGGCTGGGTTATTTCAGAAATGTACATTCTGAAGACCGAGGTTGCCGTGCACACCGTTCAGCTTGACAATGTTGAGATGAAGGTTGCGGAGAACCACAAAATGCTGACGCCTATGTGGGAAGATTTTTTACTGAGGAAGTCGGATGACTATGTTGCGTGGTTCCATGAATAGGCAGGTTCGCACAGGACCCAAGCCTAAAAAGGTCAAGCCTACTTATTTCAGAAAGGGTGGCGGTGTCAGCAAAAAGAGCAAGGGGTCCAAGATCTGCCCCGCGGGCAAGGCTTGGGCTAAACGCACCTTTGACACATACCCGTCGGCGTATGCAAACTTGGCAGCATCCAAATACTGCAAGGATCCAAACTACGCAAAAGGCTCCAAGAGGAAAAAGTAATGGGCGAACTACAGAAGTGGCTCGACCAGAAATGGGTGAGAATTGATTCAAGCGGTAACATCAAGGGTGAATGCGGTACTTCTAAAGACAAGAAGAACCCTGACCGTTGCCTGCCGAGCAGCAAGGCGAAAAGCCTGTCGAAGTCTCAACGCGCTTCAACGGCTCGTAAGAAGAAGCGTGAGGGCAAAAAGGGAAAGACTGTCGTCTCTAACACCCGATCCGCAAAAGTTACAAAAATGGCACGAGGCGGTGTTGCGGTTTCAGCGACAAAAGCTAAAAGGCCGTTTCGGGGCAAATCTGTTCCGGGGACCGCGGTAGCTCGCGGCTGCGGCGCAGTCATGCCAAACCGGCGTAAAAGGACTAAGGGTTCTGTTACGCAGGGCTAGGAGGGGCTATGTTTCCCGACCCTGTTTTAGAGCGGGAGATCGCTCGCGAAACACGTGAGTGGTCCGCCCACGCACTTGAAAAGATCAATCCGTATTACAATGACCTGCCGGCTTGTCCCTACGCTAAAAAGGCGTGGGCAGACGAGCGTGTGGGTTTTTCTTTTAAGTATGGCAGCGACTCTCAAGACCTTTGTAGCTTGGTGTCTCGGTGGGACGATTCTAAAGATGTAATCATCTTGATTGACTTTAAGCCTTTGCCTGTTGATGAGCTTGATCAGTATCTGGATGCAGCCAATGACGCGATATCGCAGGGCATATTTGGCTTCAAAGATATGTTTTTGATGGGTTTTCACCCAGATGACAGCGATAACGAGCTTTTGGACGACGAGGGCTTTGCATCGACTATTGACACTTCATATGCTATGATTTTTTTGCAACGGCTCACCAAGTTGCAGGAAGCGTCGGATGCCCTTAGAGTTAAGGGCTACTACGATAACTGTGAGCAGTATTATGACTTCTCGCAGGGTTATGCGAAACGTAAATCCTTGTACAGGAGACTGAAGGATGCGGAAAAAGGCTAAGAAGATGATGCGTGGCGGTGCAGCCAAAAAGGCAGCACCTAAGATGATGCGTGGCGGCGGCATGGCTAAGAAGCCCATGATGATGCGCGGCGGTGGCATGGCTAAGAAGAAAATGAAGCGCGGCGGTAAGGTTAGCAAGTAGTCATGGCAACTTCAGGTTCAAAGAACTTTGAGCTTCAGGTCGATGAATACATCGAAGAGGCTTTTGAGCGGTGCGGGCTAGAGGTCCGCACGGGATACGACGCGCGTACTGCCAAGCGTTCTTTGAACTTGTTGTTGGCGGATTGGGCTAACCGTGGTCTGAACCAGTGGACGATTAAACAACGGACACTTTCTCTGACCGCGGGCACTAGCGCGTATGATCTGGGTGCGGATGTGATTGACGTCTTGTCAGTCGTTTGTCGTCGCAGCGGTTCGGATCTCAGCATGGAGCGCCTTAGTCGTGACAGTTATCTTGTCATTCCCTCGAAAGCCACGCAGGGGCGACCGAGTCAATTTTTCTTGGACAGGCAAGTCACTCCGTCCTTAAAATTGTACCCTACGCCCGAAAACGCCACAGACACATTGGTGTATGACGCTCTAGTCCGCGTCGATGACGCAGACGACTACACCAACACGATGGATGTACCATTTAGGTTTTATCCTTGCCTTGCCGCGGGCTTGGCTTACTACATCGCCATGAAAAAGGCTCCTGACCGTATTCAGCTTTTGAAGGCGGTGTATGAAGAGGAGTTTGAGCGGGCTCGCACAGAAGATCGTGATCGCTCGTCATTTAATGTTTCGCCGCAATATCAGTATCTAAGAGTCAACTGATGTCAAAGTTTGCTTCCGGTAAACATGCTTACTTTATCTCTGATCGGTCTGGTCAGAGATATCGCTATAAGGATGCGCGTCGGGAGTGGACCGGGGCTATCGTGGGGCCGGATGAGTATGAGCCGAAGCATCCTCAATTAGGGCCGTTTCGGGCACTTACTGACGCACAAGCTCTGAAAGATGCGCGTCCATACAACGACAGTATTCCCGTTAAGATAACTTTTCCGACATTTAATCTGACTACTGTCCAATATATACCCGTGCCCAAAATGCATGCACTAGCAGGGTCTTTATCCACGTCCGGCACGGTCACCGTTGCGCCTGTTTCCGTCGCGCTAAC